TCAAAGTACTTGAATTGTAAGACGTCCAACCCAGCCTGAGTTGCGGACGCGGCTAGTGATTTGCCAAGCTCTAGCTCTTGCGGGGCACGGCCTTCAGCAATAGCGCGTTCCTGCTCTTGTGCCTGACGGAGCAGATTCTGGGCTTCGTACTGTGCAGCCGATGCACCAAAGCCCGCAGCAACACCTGCAATTGGAGTGGCAAACGAACCCGCCGTCGCCGCAGCCACGGGAGCCACCATCTGTCCAAGTGAGCCGCCGAGCAGTTGCTTGAACGCAGCCCAGTTCTCGCCTTCGCCAAACCCTACGCCACGGAACTTGGAGTTGCCTGCAGCAAGCAGCGCCTTACGGTTCTCTTCGTTAGGATTAGCAGCGAACGCAGTAGCTTCATCCGCCAGACCCAGCGTCTGAGCAGACTCAATTAACGAGTCCCAGAAACCACCAAGCGGTTTTTCTTCAGCAAACGGTTCAAGAAGACTTAAGTCATACCCGTTTTTTTGCAGACGTTCAGTAATTTGAGCACGGGTAGTCCCTTCAGGGACGTTTCGTATAATTGTACCGTCTGGAAGCCTGACATCCATTGGTTACTTCAACGTATTAAAGTCAATTACACCCGCACCGCCCGCAGGCGCAACAGGTCCGCCAGAATAAGGCAGTCCGGTCAGTTGACTTCGTAGTCTTTCAGCGTCTGCGTACTCACGTTGAGCTTCAGCATAGGCGCGTTTTTGTTCTGGTGTGGGAGGTGTCATCAACATTTGGTAGTCGCTCATAATTTTGCGTGCTGCTGCAGCCCTGTCGTTCAATACGCCCAGTTGATTACGCGCAACATCGTCCGCCCCAAGCGCACCCGGTTGGCCACGTGCTGTCGCAGCGGCGTACTGCAACCGATTACCTTCAATCACCGCTTGTAGTTTGCGCTCATCCATAGCCATAGCATCAGCGTGTTTCTTAATTTCAAACATTTCAGCACGAGCCTGCTGCGTTTGCTGCATGGCGGTCTTGAAGTCACCTTCCTTGCGAAGTTCCTTAGCCTCCTCCAACTTGAGCATCGACTCCTTAAGGCTGCGACGGTTAGCGTTCATCTCCTTCTGAAGTCCGCGAAGCGCTTGCGTGCCCGAGATGGCACCCTCAGAAAACGCGCCCAAGAAGGTAGCGCCCGGACGGGACGCAGCGGCGGCCATCTTGAACCCGGCTTCAGCGAACGCCAGCATGCGGTCTTCACCAAACTGCTTGTCCAGTTTGCTGCCTTCGTCGGTCAAGAACTGCTGCAGTTTTTCGCTAGCACTACCGAGTCCTTCTCGCTTACGGAACGCCTGAATACGTTCGTACTCTTGATTTTCCATCTCTTCACGAGTCAATTGTGCAGGGGCTGCAGCGGTAGGCGCAGCCGCTACGCGAGGCGCAGCCGGGACACGGGAGTCGATGCCGCCACGAGAAGTAGTGTCAGTACGAGAAGCAGGGGGAGGGGCGGGCGGAGCCGGACGGTTGGTCTGGGGCGTGTTGTCGCCGGGGAACATAACAGCGGAACCCGTCGCTTCTCTACCCAATCGCGGTCGTGCCGGAGCAGTCTGGGAGGGAGCCGCTGCAACAGGAGCCATACCTTGCTGCTGCCTGAACCGCTCTTCTCGCGGGTCAACGAGATTAGACCGCGTGGGGAGGTTGATGTCTGGACGAGGTATGTTTCTACCCAAAGACGTGTAGTCTTCAAGGCTCGCCCGGATTTCGTCAGCGGTTTCTGTGTCACCTCTGGCAAGCGCCTCTCTGATTAGCCGCTGCATGTAACTGATTGGGTTTACTTCCCCACCCTCGTCGAACGCCACGATGCCGCCACCTGCGAACTGGGCCTGCTCCATAGCCGGAGCCGGGAGGCCACCAAGCCCCTGCTGCATCGCCATCTGCTGCTGAGCCTGCTGCTGTTCAGCCATGTTCAACTGATCACGAATGGTGGGCGGAGTCTGCGGAGCCTGCACCGGCTGCTGCTTCAGACGCTGGAACTGATTCATCATCGCGTAGAGATCAGTCAGCGGAGCCACGCCCTGCGTAGCCATGCTCTTGACGTACTGGATGGCCTGATCAGGAGGCATACCTTTCTGGATGGCCTGCTGAAGCGAAGCCATCATGGCACGACCTGTACCGCTGACTGGACCGATCATGACGGCTTACCTCCAAACCCGCCGAAGAGGCTACCAACGCCCAGTCCAATACCAGCAATCTGACCAAGCAGGCTAGGCGGCTGCTGATAGAGTGTACCAACCTGCCCCGTCGCCGGGATACCCCGCAGGATGCCCATGCCGAACTCGGCCTGCTTGTACGGGAACTGCTGCTGGTTGATGAAGTCTTGATACTGCTGATTGAGCAGTTCCTGCTCCATAGCCTGACCCTGAGCACCCGCGCCCAACTGAGCCTGACCGATGCCCATCTGCTGCTGATAGTTCTGCATGCCAAGACCACCCAAGGCACCCGCTGCAGCCAACTGCTGCTGAAGACCCTGAAGGCCAAGGTTGGCACCAAACTGCTGAGCCTGCTGAGCGTTCTGGAACGCGTTCTGAAGACCCGTGGCCTCGATGCCCTGCAACTGACCCTGAAGGTTCCGGTTTGCCTCAGCGTCAAGCAACGCCTGACGGGTACCGCCTCGTGCACCAGAACGGATGCCCGCTGCCTGCAAACCCGGCATCTGCCTACGATAGTCTTGGATGGCACCGCGCTTCTGCTGTTCGGTCACGCCGCTCATATAAGGCGACATGTAAGCCTGCATGGCATAAGGGTCCGTCGCCATCCGCTCATAACGTCGTCCGGCCATACCTGCACGACGCCCGGCAAGGCTAGCCAACCCCGACGCTTCTCCCAATTCGGGAGAGACTTGCATCCCAGCAAAGCGTTCAAAAGCCTGCTGCTGCATCGGGCTGAACCCGGCAGTGCGCTGCCTGCCATAGGGCTGGTAGCCCTGTCCAACAAGGCCGGGGATGAACTGCCCCGTGGTCGGGTCCTGCCCACCGAATACGCTGCCTAGCAACTGCTGTGCATAAGGCTTTGCATAATCGGGGATGGTTGAAGTGATCTGCGTTGTCTGGGTCGGTTCAGTAGCCATGTTCGCTCCTTAAGCAGGGAGAAGCCGAGCGGTCTTCACAGCGGGGGCTTGCTTAGTCTTGCCCGTCCGTGCCTGCCGTACTCGTGCCATCATATCGTAAAGTTTTTTCGCTCCAGCCTTGGTGGAGCCATTACCAAGATGCGACACCACGTCGGCAGGGATGACGAACTCGCCATCAGCCAAAGCAGCGCGTTGCACACCCTTACCACGGATCACGGCAGGGATGTCGTCGGACATGCCATCACCCGGCCCGTCAAGCAGTTTGCCACCTGCCTGATACTCGTTGGGCATACCGCCACCAGCGAAGCCGAAGTTGTAGTCATCGCCTACGGCACCGCCGTAGTTGAATCTGGCGGTTCCCGCCCCCTGCCTATCGCCACGCCCACGAAGACGCGGAGTCTCTTCGCTTTCAACCTCGCTGAACGGAGTCATGATGGGCTGGATGTATTCACGCTCAGGTTCGCTGAACGGAGTCATGGCAGGCGCAGCGATCTTGGCTGCAGCGGGAGGCATCGGAGACGCAGGCTCTTCCTCGATGATGCGAGGCGAGTACGGGGTGGAGACGGGTGCAAGTTCACGCGGTTCGCGGAACGGATTTACAGAAGACGGTGCCGAAGCAGAAGCCGTCCCGGCGAACACCGGGCGCTCAGAGACGATCTTGAACTTCTTGTCGCCCTTGACCTGAGCGTTGCTGATGGGCTTGCCCTGCATGAAGCTGTTGATGAGGTCCGTCATCATGAAGTCTTGGATGCGTCGGGCATCTTCGTTCTTCGGACCTTCACCCATCGTGTTGAGCCACGGCTGCACAGCCTTCTCGTATATGGCAGCAGCATCGGCACCCTTGTCCACCTTGCCGCTCTTCACCGCATCGTTGATGACCTGCGTCATGTCGTAGACGAAGTCTTCGTTGCCCGTACGACCGTACTTGGCCTGTCCGGGGAACTCGTTCTTGTTCGTGCGGTAGAAGTTGATGAAGCCCTGAGCAAGTTCTTCAGGCGGGGTCTGGCCGATACCGCGTCCGCTGTCTACAGCCTTCCAGTAGTTCTCCAGAGCCTTGTCACCAAACTCCTTCGTGGTGACCATCGAGGCCCCAATGGCTGCAATAGCAGCAGCCGCCAACATGCCAGCCGGTCCACCAAGTGCGCCAATTTTAGTGGCTGCAAACAGATTGCCGATACCTGAAGCCGCACCCGCTGCGCCTAAACCAGCCTGAACCTCGTTACCCTTGCGGATACCCTCGTAAGTCTGATGCAGACCCAATATGGCTTGAGCGCCGGGGATGATTTTGCTGGTCAACATACCGGGGGAAGCAGCGGCGGCAGCGGCTTCACCAGCAGCGCCAGCCTGAGCAGCACTAGCCCCAGCCTCAATAGCCTTATTGTAGGCCGCAGCGGCAGCGGCATTTGCGGCTTTTGATCCGTAAACGACAACTTCTCCGGCAGCGTTTAGCGATACTCCACCAGCACTTCCCAAAGCGGCTAGCCCACTTGCTAATCCGGGGGCAGTGCTGAGCGCCGCAAGAGCATTAGGGTTAGCAAACGGGTCAGTAAGCTCACGTCCTCTAGTCAAATTGCGACGAGCAAGTTCATCGCGAGTTACATACTCTTTGGTTGCCTCATCAAAACTATCAGCTTCATCAACAGTAACCTCTCCTGTACGGAGCGGAGGGGGCGGGGTCACAACGCTAGTAAGTCCAGCAAGATTAGCGGCTCTCCCTGCTGTAAGATCTTCAGCGGTAGGATCACCTACTTTTTTCCCGGTGACTTCGACCTCCTGCAAGTCTTCAGGTTCGGTAGTAAATTTGTCCTTAAGATAGCCAAAACCCTTCTTAAGGGCTTCCTTCGTAAGCTCCCCGGCAACCAAATCACCCACAGGGCTACCCGTCAGCGATCCGCCACCACCGCCACCTTCACCGCCGCCTGTAGAAGGCTCGGGAACATAAGGCTGGTTGGTGCCACCGAGTCCCTTAATGCCGGGATATGCGTAAGTCGGCGGGTTCTTGGCACGACGGTTCAGTTCTTCAATGTACGCACGAGTCGCCGCCACGTTGGGGTCAGAGACAGGATTGGTGAAGTACGGGCTGAACGGAGTCTGAGGGTTCGTGACAATAGCGCCGCCCGGATCGCGGTTCGGGTCCACCACGCCGCCATCTGCATAACTTTGAATCTCACCGCCCGCTGCACGCCCACCCGGAGCCATCGCAAACGGATTGAACGGCACAAGACCCTGCGAGGTCTTCTTGTAGTACTTGCCCGGCAACTGATAGGGCTGGTCACGCCCCGTGCCATAGAGCGGGTTGAACCCGCCGGGGATATAGATGTAGTCCTCACCCATCGCGCCGCCACCAGTCGGCAACTGCTTAGGTTCAGGCGTAAGCGCATTAGCCAAGCCACTGAACGTCGCGGTCTTAGCCATCTGCTGCATGAACGGTGACTTGAACCCGCCACCCAAGGCTTCACCAAACGCCGTACGCGCTTCAGGAGAAGTGAAGAGGCTCTTGACGCCTCCAAAGACGGAGGGCTGTTGAAGAACAGGGAGCTTGTTGGTAGCAATTTCTGCAAGGGGATTGACGGACAACCCCGGAAGCGTTTTACCAGCAAGGGGGTCACTAAGTTCTCTAATTTTAGCCGCCGCCAACTGCGGGGCGCTTGTCGTAGCGCCAACCATTTCTCTGGCTGCGCTTTCAACCTGCGGCAACTTCTTGAGTTTTTCTAATTCCTCAGCGCCAATTGGCGGGGCCTGAGATGCAGCAGCATTTGAAGCGGCGGACGCAGCACGCAAAGACTCAGAAATGTTCGCCCCGCTGTACGCGCCAAGACCTGCCTGAAGGCCCTTCTTGAGGTCGCCTTCGATGAGCGCGGTAGTGCCACCCACCAGCAGGCTCGTGCCAAGCGCCGTGTTACCGAACCCAACAGTCTTAGCAAGCGTGCCGAGTCCGGGGACGCTAGGCAGCACAGCGCCGATCAAAGTCGGCAGGAGCTTCTTGAGGAACGAAAACTGAGGCTGGCCCGTCACCGGGTCGTACAGGTCCTCCGGCATAGCCCCGTAAGACATCGCAAGTTGCTGCAACCCCGCCACTTCTCGGGGGGTCATCTTGACCTGCATCACATCCGAGTCACGGTACGGCGAGGCAACAAGCGAGGCCAAACCGCCCCCGGCGAAGTTCACTTCAGGGATCTCCTGCCCCGTCATGGGATTGATCTTAGCATCGTACCCGCCAACGACTTCGGTCGGCTGGTTATAGTTAAGCGGCGGCGCATAGGTACTGCCCTGCAGTCCGGCCATCGGATATGAGGGGTTAGACTGGGGTACAGCCCCGTTTGAATAGAGATTCTGGTTCATGCCGCCCTCACGGGGTCAATCTGTCTGGATGGTATCATTTCTATTGCGTCAAGTCCCAAAACGCGATAGTTCCGTAGCAATCCCCCTGTGGGGTGGCCGAGTCCACTGTGCGGATACCTAGGGTCAGTACGTCGCTGACCCCGGCCAAGGACACGCCAAGTTGCAGTGCCCAGTTATATCCGGCAGGGTCCACAAGGGGCTGCTTGCCGCCGCTACCCGACGCATCTAGGTAGTCGGTTTGGACAAGGGTGCCGCCTGTCATAGCCGTGGCTGAAGTGTCCATTTCCGCGTTAGAGTCTGTAGGTACCGCAGACCACGAAGCCCCGGTCAGGGTGCTATTGAAGAACAACCCCACCTCGTAGGACTGGCTGGTGATGGGCAGCACCTGCATACGACCCGGCAGCACCACAGCACCCAACGCAGTCGAAGCAAGCCGGATAGAGACAATCGGCTTAAAGGTTAGTTGGATGTTGCTGAGTTTAGTTGTCCGCCGTGCCAGATGGCTTGGGGAGTACTGCTCATAGCCGCCTTCGGACACCACGTTGGAACAGATCTGCTTCATGCTGGCACTGACACCAGCCGAGACATTTGTAATCTCGTAACGCACCGGCAGGATCGCCGTTGTCATGTAGACCGACGCTATTTCGTTCGCGTTATTAAAAGTGTGGCAGACGATGTACTGCCCGTTGATGACGAACCCCGTCCGGACTGAGCCAACGCCCAGCCACTCGAAGTCGCACCAGAATATCTGCGTCTTGGATGCATCGAGCGTGATACCGCTTGGGCCGGTACCGTCCAACTTGTCGCCGTTCCACGAGGACTGATTGACCGTGCGGACATCGCTCGGCGTACCCGGTGTCGGGAGGGAGTTCGACCGGAGCACCATCGACTTCGTGGTGCCATCTACTTGGAAGAACACACCGTTTTGGGTATTGAAATATCCAACTCGCTGCCGGATGCCTGCCGTGGGCGTATTCATGCAAAACGTAGCAAGGACTAGCAAACCCTTACCCGGCTGATACGACATCGAACGGAACGACTGGCGCACCACCTCTGAGCCGATGGTGGACGTTACCGACATCTGCACCGACGACTCGTTGCTCAGGAACGTGGTTGACCCGCCCGATGCCGTGCTCGTATCGAACTGATTGTCGGAAGCGTATCTCTGCTGTGAATCGAACAAGGTATAGGGCTGACTAACGCGCTGACGACCAAACGCATCTAATGCAGTCGGCGGAAAAGTGACGTTGATGGGGTTGTTAGGATCCGACCCATACGGCGGATAGACTGTAATCGTCATGTGGCTTCACCGCCCGTGATGGTCACCGAGATGCCTGCGGCGCTACCCTTGATCTGAATCAGGTCACCCGGAGTCAGGATCTCAGAGCCAGTCCACTGCACGGTCGTGTTGGCATTGATTGGCGCGTTGTAGAAAAGCGCGTTACTAGTACCCGCCGCGCCACCCTTCGGGATCAAGTGGATATAGAACCGCAGCGACCCAGATGTCGTGTTGCAGATATCAATGTTCTTGACGTAGGTGCGAGTCAAGGAAGGCGTCGTATAGATGATGGCGTACGAAGTGGTCGTTTCCGCCTGCGCCAACCGGTTGCCGACTATGTTCTGGAAGGCCATCAGAACGACCCTTCGCCAAGCCAGCACAACACAGACAGGCTATTAAGTTTCTGGATCAACTCCTGCGTGTTGCCGTCCACTTGGTTGAAGTAGATACGCAACTGATTGTTAAGTTGGTCCTGATACCGCTGCTGGTAGTCCACCGGAGCAATGGCAAGGTTAGAAGCCTTGGAGGGGCGTGTTTCAATCATCAGCGTCTCCCGTCAGGACGGATGTCAAGGCGCATCATACCCATCTGCCACGCCACACCAATGTCGGCTGAGGACATACGGAAGGACATCTGACGGCCACGCACGCGGGTATAGACCTGACCCGTATAAAGTTCGATCGGGAACGACTGCGTTTCAGTCACAGTCGGCGTATTAGCCGCAGAGTAGGCACTGCCCGAGTTCTGTCGTGGCTTAACGGTCAGCGTTACAGACGGCGTGTTCGAGTTCGACCCGTTGAAGGTCAGGTCAGGCAGCATGCGCCAGATGTACCCGAAGCTCTGCCCGTCTTGGATATCGAAGTCCGAAGTTTCGATGTAGGCTGCAATCGGCAGGATCTCGCTCGTAGAGCGATCGTCGTTCCCGTTCTCGTGGTTCATGACCTGATTGGGTACGCTATAGGACACAGTGCTGTACTGGATATGGGACGTTGCTGCAGTCCCGTCGTACCCACGCGTGCAGCCGGTCAGCGAGTTTGAGGTCTTGCCGGTGTAGAAGATTTTCTCAAAGTCAATCGTGACTACGCCCTCGTTCGCATAGGACGCAGAGTTGATGACCGGAATGATCGTTACACTGCTATTTATAGCAGCTGACAGGTACGAAGTCTGGATGC